GATTCTAACCAGTCGCAATAAGCTACAAATGATTTCTTGTCTTTAGCCATAATAAAAAGAAAGGAGGTCGGGTTGACAGCCCGAAACAAAGTGAGCCGACAAGGTAGCTGCGACCTCTGTTACTTCCTCCTGTGTTTGGTGTGTTTATCATTCCTTGCCATTATCAAACGCTTGTCAGGCGTTCATTAGTAAGTAGCAAATATACAAAATTGTGCCACTTGGAAGTCATTTTTCTCGCTCATATCCGAGTGTCCACATAACAAAATCAAGCACTCTTAGCTTCCAGTTGCTCATAGCGTTTATGGATTTCAGTTACTAAAAAGTCCTTAACAGACAGACCCTCGTCGATCCTCCTTATGGAGTAGATAACCGTTGAATGGTCACGGTTCAGCATCTTGCCAATCTGAGCAAGCGAATAACCTAACGAGTAGGTGTGTTGGTATAGCCGCCAAAAGGCATACTGCCGAGCAGTGACTACGTTCCTTTCACGGTTGCTGCTCTTCAGTTCTGAGTAAGAAATACCCGAAGCCTTCTCAACCATATCGATGATGTCCTTGCTTTCTTTCGAGATGTACTTCAAAGATTTCACACCGTTGATAATTTCAATCAGATAATCTATATCCGCTCCGAAGTAACCTTTATGGAGTTCTAAGATGTCAATCAACTCCTTCTTAATTTTGTCGTTCAATCTTACTTGCATCTCCAAACGTTTATCTGTTTTCCAAAATCGCCTTCTATCTTGTAACCGGTCTTCTCTATCAATCCTTTCTTGTGTAGGTTGCTGAACGACCTTCTGATTGAAGTAATAGGTGTCTTTGCCCACTTGTCAGAAGATAACGGCTCCATTATCTGAAAGTGCCGAAGAACTCGCTCAGGTGTTACTCCGAGCTGGTCATGGTTTCTGAAATAAAGTAGAACAAGTTCGTCCTGACTTTTGGCTTTCTCTTGGGACTTCTTTAACTCTGTCCCGATTTCGTTGTTCGTGTTGTAGTAACTCATCCTTTGATGGTCTTTGTGTAAAGCCCCCAAAACCAAGAAACGGTTTCTGTCTTTACTGGTTCAACTTTTTTCTTTGGTTGTGCCTTTGGTTGTTCCTTCGTTTCTTTGAAATCAACCTTTAGCTGTGGTTTTTTCTTTGGTCGATTACCATTGGTCTGCTCGTTAATGAACTCCGCAAGCTTCGTTGCCATCTCTAAAGTGACATCTCCAGTTGCCCACTTGTATCTCGCAGTTCCAACTTTTTCAATCCATCCCATCTTTCGGAGGCTTGAAATCATATTGTTCGTTGCTCGGTACTTAGTTCCGAGTTCCTTAGCAACGATTCGCTCGTTCTTCTTGCAAGCGTCTTTCACTTCTTGCAGCATTGCCGCATACTTAATGGTCGTCTTTTTCATTGTTTGTTTATGTAATTGATTATTGTTTCTTGTGTTCTTACGCTGACCCTCTCGCCAGCGAAGTAAGCGTACACGGTTTGTGTTGATAGCCCCGTGTCTTTGGCTATTCTGTAAGCGGTTATCTTCTTGGCATTAGCCTCCGCTATCACTTCGTCTATTTTCGGTAAATGTATCATTGGTCTCCAGCTACCTCCCAAGCTATATCTTCAACGTCAAATTCCAATGCCTCCAATACGTCCGTAATGTCCACATCAACACCGTTTATTTTTGTCGTGATGCAGATGTCATCTACTGAAGCAGAGCAGCCAGGGTAACCCGTTCCGTCTGAGTAATACCTGACCATCGGCTCTTCAGGGTAGTGCGTAAAGCTGACCTCCACTTCAAGGTTACCAATCCAATGTTTGAAACTTCTTGTTTTCATGTTAAAACGATTTTTATTTGTACTCCTTCTATTTCTGTTTGTGCTTCAAAAAAACCATTGCAGCCGTTTATTTTGAACGACCATAGACCTTCATAACTCGAAAGTTTGTCTGCCGAATATCTACCCTGAAAGGTGATCAGATTCTTTTCGAAAAAAACACTGTAAAAGTCATCCGGGTCAATTATCCCTTTGGCTGTTACCTGTTTCATGTTTTCAAACATAAAGCTCATTGTTTTCATTCTTCTTGTTTTTTCTCGCGTTACGGATGCGCGACCCCCGTTTGATTGGTGCAATATCTAAATAACTTTTGAATATCCAAAACACTACGGCAAAAAAACACACTCAGGATGTTTAGGAAGTTCAGGATTCTAAGGATTTCACCTTCTGTTTATACTCTTTGAGCATCTCCTCAAGTTCCCACGTTGCGAACTTTACCGTTGTTAGGCTAAGCTGGTGCATCTCTTCTGCTAACCCTTCGCGTTCTCTGTCCAAGTTTAGCCCGAAGTCGTACTGTCTGCCTTGCTGCATTACATTACATCCGTAGCATTGTGGTCGGCAGTTGTCCTCGTGCCACCTCGTAGCGTACCTTGCTCTGCTCATAAAGTGTCCACATTGTATTTTCTTCCAATGGTAACTTCTGCCGCAAGTGTAGCACTCGACAAAGCCGTCAAGATTTGCAGCCCTTAACCGTATGTAACGGCTAAAGACTGCATCGAGATCCTTGACAATTTTAGAACGGGAGGTCGCCATCGTCTACCGTTACTGCTTTGGCAGTTACCTCTTCCTTCAACTTCGGCTCGTAGGTATCAACGCTTGCGTATAACTTGCCCTGTGCTGACTGCTTAATCTGAAGTCGTAACTCAAGACCGTGCTTGCCCTCTTTTAGGTAGTCGTCATTTTGCTGCAACCACTTGACCAGCTTGCTTGGGTTAATTACCATGCTCGCTTTGACCCAGTCAGGGGCGTTCTCGTTCGGTGTGTAGACGTTCAAGCCATCTACAAAAATCACTTTGTTTTCCATTATTTGATGTTTAAAAGGTTACGAAGATAATCATTTGCAAACGCTAACCGTTCGCGGAGTTGTTCTTGCATCTCAAGGTCTTGCTCTACTCTGATTTCAATAAGCTTAAAGCGTTCGTCCTTGATGCGTGGGTCGAATGATAAGAACCGACAAGCTAATGCTCCAGTTGCCAACATTTGCCCTTGCATCTGCCACAAATACTTCGGGTCGATGTAACCCTCAAACGCAGTCTTGAGATGGTTCGCGGTGTTGTACGGACATTTGATTTCTATCAGTTCTCCATCTACCATTCCGTCCGGGCTTGCGCCTGAGTAGTCATTTATCTGAACGAATGGCATCTCCTCAATGGTTACCCCTCGGAGTTCTGAGTAGTAAGCCTTGCAAATAGGCTCGTATTCGTTGCCCCAATCCAAAGCAGTCCCGAAGATCTCCTTGCGTTCGCCCGTTAGAATCTCCGCAGCTTTTTCGTAGATGTAACTGATGGCTGTCTGTCCAAGCACCTCGTCTTTCTTTCTGCCGTTGGTCATCAGGTCGCCAAAGCGGGAAGCTGTGAACTTCCCTAACCTTTGCGCATACCATTCTTCCGAGCGTTGCTCTGAGTTACTAATTGCTTCAAAAATATCTTCCATCGTTACGCTCGTTTAAAGTCATCAGATTCATCCTCGCCGAACACTCCTAACTCATACATACCGCTAAGTTTTAAAACGATACGTGATAGCGCTCTCTTCTCAGCCATTGCTACCGGGTACTTTTGCCGCGTGTTGTCAGGCGCTGATTCCCCGAAGGTTTCCATCATTACGGGTAAGCCATCAGGTCGTGCCATCTCGCCAGTAGCTTTTATTACAACGTGCTTCAGGTCGTCAGATAAGCTGACCACATCGTAAGTAACGCGGATGCCTCTTTGCGCTTGGATGCGCTCAATGCCTTGTCGGGTTATTATCACGAACCCTTGTGGGCTTTTGAAGAAGTGATCTTTGTTCAGACCGTTCTCTTTTGCGAGGTGTTGAAGCCTCTCTCTCTGTGTTTCTGTCATCGTTCTGTTTTTTATGATGAGTATTAAAGTTACGAATTAAGTGTTTGAATATCAACCGAATTATGCTCTTCGTCATAGATTCTAATGAAGGTGTACTTGCCTGACTTGATTGGTTCAGCTTTGGCAAACTTGACCAGCTTCCAAAACACCCACGGTTCTATGTGAGTAGTTCCCGCATCAACTGGAGCGGTGCGTAGGTCTGTAATTGCTTTGCGAGCAACCAACCGAATGAAGGCTGGTATCTGCTCGTTGGACATTGTAAGTTCAAATTGTAAGTGGTTCATGGTTCTGTTTTTTGTGGGGTCGGCATTACCCGTTACCCCGTTTAGTTTTACATTAAGCCTTTCTGCTTCATCCATTCTTTAACTACAACCTTGCTTTGATTCCAGTCGTTTCCGCTTATTGCCATTTCTGCCTTAACCATCTGAATGAATAGCTTTTCTACTTGTTCTTGAGTTGTCATTTTGTTCTGTTTTTAGTGGGTTACCCCGTTAATGATGGCTCAAATATAAAACAATTGTTTTGAATAATCACAATAGTTAGGGCAAAAAAGTGAAATTATTTTTGGTTTGAACTCAATTCTGCTTGAAGTGGGCGTTCATAATCGCCTCTTGGTTCATCTCTATCTCCTTGTACATCTCCTCTGCATTAACCGCAGCATCGAAGATAACGTCTTGAGTGTCGATAATTGCCCGGACAGCGTAAAGAAGATAGACCAACAACCCCACAACCAACAGAACAAGGAACAGAATAGCGGTCAAAAGGAAGGTTGTCATCTTATTTTACCGTTGATGATGCGGAGGTTATCCACCTCGAAGTCTCCACCCTCTGAAATCTGCACAAAAGCGAAGCCGTGATTCCACTTATTGATTGGCATATACATCGGATTCATTTCACAAAGACACCCAGTTGACCATGTAGTTACAATTTTACCTTCTAAGTTGTTCTCGGTGTGCTCACTTGTTTGGTGGTTGTGTCCACAAATAACACTTGCTTTGGCTCTCATGTAGTACCCTCGAGCTGGGTTGACCGGAGAGAATACCGACCGACCGAACTCATGCCCGTGAAGGATGTTCAGCTTGCCAGCTTTGATAATTCGCTTGTCTTGAATGAGTGTAACGCCGTATTCCCCGAACTTCAGCAAAGTGTCTAATGTGAACTCCGAAGTACCAAGCAACTCAGGTGCTTTGGTTCGAAGGTATGCCTCGTAGCGTTCCTCATGGTTGCCCAGCTTGAAGTAAATTGGACAGTCAAGCTCACGTTTCAAAATACCAAGCAATTGGCGGCAGGCTTCAAGTTCAGCAGCGAAGCCCCTTTTTCGTGGGTCTTTCTCGTATCTGCTCAGAGCGTAACAGTCCAACGTGTCACCATTCAAAACCACAGCGTTGACCTTCTTCTCTTTGCCGTACTCGATAGCTTTAGTGAGTGCTTGGATGTTATGGTAAGGAACGTGAATGTCCGACAGTAAAAGGATTCGGTTGTTGCCTTCTGGAAGAACGAAGGGATCCCACTCCTCCTCATCGCTTTCGGGTAGCCCGAATGGGTTCGAAACCCCCAACGCTTTAGCGTGTTGTGCCTGTTCAGTTTTGAACTGTTGCGCTCCTGTCCGTTGCCTATGTACATCTCCAGATTGTCCGCGATAATATCTTATTTTAGACCGTACATCCTCAATATCTTTAAACACCTCCACGTTATCTTTATAAATCAAACGTGCAAGCGTTAGACTTGGAAGCTTTCCCCATTCAGGATGCTCCAAATACTCTTTTACAATTTCTCCTTTCATCTGTGTTGTGCCATTATTCGTTCTCGGTAAAACTTCGGGTCGATTTCCCGAATCTGTTTAGCCAGTTCCATCCATTTCCGTTTGGCTTCTTCTCGCTCTTCGGCTGTGGATTCTGTTCCTAAGTTAGCTTGGATTGTGGCATTCTGCTGGAGGAGTTCGTCTATCTGCTCACGAACTTCAGCATCTTGATAATAGTAGTAGTTCATCTACTGATTATGTTTCGACCAATGCCAACACCTACATAGTGCTGACCATTATAGCCGTAGTTTGCGCTAAGGTAGGTTTTTTTTATAGACCCATGCAAACCGACCCCGAACATCGGGACATACTGGCTTTCAAAATCAGAAATCAAGCCGACGTTACCGTGAACTCCGAGTGCAAATTTTGACCCTCCTCTCTTAGGTAAGTGGCTTATTACTAAGTTTTCCGTGATGTTCTGATAGTTCTGCCACCTTACCCGGACATCATTGACCGTAGTATCATAACAGTTGACCTCTGACAGCCATGCTTCGACTATCTTAACCGTGTCTACCTTTAACAATGTGTCTAAACGAGTAACTATCTTTTCCGAGTAGATGGTATCGTGTCGCGTTATTATTTCCTTACGGACAAACCTTACCGTATCAGTTCGCCAACGGTCAACATATTTGGTTGTGTGGATTGGTTTCTCGATGGTTACGGTTTGAATTTCACCGCTTCCGCATCCTTGCCAAGCTACAAGAACGCCCAGCAAGAACGCCAAAATGTAAGGTGTGTATACCTTTGCTAAATGTATTGTGATGTCCCTTCCCAAAGTTCGATTTCTGCTTCTCGCCTTCTAACTAAACCGTTCAGCACCTTACCGCCTCCTTTATTCCATCTTCTGAACTGCTCAGGAATACGAGCGAAGTCAGGGTTTGAATTTAACCAAGCCAAAAGAGTTGAGTTTGAAAAGTTGCCAATTCCTACGTTGTACGTGAATGAAATAAGAGCCGCTAATTTATGCGCTGGAAGCTTTACCTCCACCACGTTTTTCACTTGCTTCTCTACGGTTTTAATTGTATCGAGCAGCATCTTCTCCGCTTCCGCCTTGTCAATCTCAGGGTCGTCCATTGTAACCCGTTCGCCATTTGCGTACATGGTATTCCCGTAACCGATTGTTGGAATGTTAGCCGGGCATAGATAAGGCTTTGAAGAGTAGCCTTCAAAATCCTTTATTACCTCTGCGGCTAACTTTGCCGCGCTTGGTCGTGTCTTTTTGGTCACAGTTTCCATCTTTGCAGTTACATTCTCTTGGTGCGATATTGCACCACTTTACATTTTGCAACGATTTTCTTTTAGTTCTGAGCGCATTTCAGTCAACGCTTTAGTGTTCTCGGCAATCACATCGCTGAACTTGTCAACGTGCTGGTTGTTAGCTTCTTGCCATTCTTTCCTTTCCTCACGGTGAATGTCGGTCAGCTTGTTCAGATAGTAAACTAACACAGCAAGAAAGATTCCAGCAATGCCGTAGTTAGCAAGTGATTCTAAAATTGCGTTCATTATAACACTAAGTTTCCTTGTTCATCGATTTCAGGAACGATGCCGTATTCAAGCAATCTTGCAATCCAAACTTCCTCGTCCGTTGTAGTTTCCCAAACGTGAATTGTATCAGTTCGTTGATTCGGGTCTGTCCATCCGTAACTTAATACAGATGTTTTATCGTCACCATCAAAAGTGATCCAATACGTTCTAACTGTGGGATTTATTATGCTGTTCATCTTATACTGATCCTCCGTCTGTTATTGTCCAACCAAAATTTGAAATTAGTGATGTCCTTGCTGCATCTGCTGCTCCTCCTGCCGTGTATTGACTTCCACCGAAATGTATGTTTATCGTGTGCGGATAGCCTACACCGCTTGGATATGCAGCTTGTAATGTAGCCTCCCATCCAATTAATGTAGCATCATAATTTACTGTTGACCACACACTCTTGTAAATCATAAAGTTTGCAAAATTTGAAACATTCACTATGTTCCATGAAGCAAGATCACAGTTCAAAGCTCCATTTCCAAAAAACATTTGTGACATATTAGTTACATTGCTCACATCCCATCCACTTATATCATCATAGACAGAAGCCCCAAAGAATGCGCGAAAGAAATTTGTTGCACTGCTAACATCCCACGTATCTAACCCACTGTATGTTCCTCCATTTCCGTAAAAAATATCACTGAAGTTTGCAATATTTGAAACATCCCAACCTGAAAAACTTACGTTATTGAATGCATCGCAATCATTAAAACACCCGTCCAATGATAATCCCGAAATAACAGGAATATCAGTTGCTGTAATGTTGAGATTTTTACATCCTCTGAATGCTTGATAATTGAATGATGTGAATGCAAAATCAAACAGTCCCCAGTTCGTTATTTCAATTATTTTTAACTTATCACCACCGTTCTGAAATCTCCAAGCACCTATATTGTTATTGCTGTAATCACTAATTGTGATGGTGTAGATTCCACTACTTGCATAAACATGGGTTCTGTTGGCATAATCAAATGGAGATGTAGTACCATCTCCCCAGTCTACCGTTCCACTATATGTTCCGTACGAAAGTAATGGTAGAACAACAGTATCACTTGCACTTCCTGCTTTCGTTGTGTCCCAAACTGAAACGAAGTCAGGGTTAGGTGAAGGTGCACCTCCTCCACCTTTCAAAAATGGTAATCCTATGCCGTTTCCTATTGCTGGCATAGCTTATTGGTTGTAGATTATAACGCTTCCGCTTGACATGGTGATGGCTGTGATGGCATCTCCTGAAGGTACTACGATGTAAGCCCCAGCTTTTACCGTTGCGCCCGTTAAGCCGAAGTCTGCAAGGGCATCAACGCCATCAACTTCAAAGGTAGTAAAGACGGTATCTTCTTGTGCTATTATTGCGTAGCCTTTTAAACTCGTCAACGCTCCCGTTCCTGTTAGGAGTTTGCAGCCGCGTGTTCCGATTAGTTTCTGTGATTCAGTCATTTTAGTTTGGTATTTGACACTTGTTGTAGTCGTATGGTTGTGTAATTGAAAGTACGCAAGAATGTCCGCTTACTTTGTCATCAAATCGCTCGGTAAATGGCTCAAGCGTTACGCTCGTCTGGATTGACAAATCCGTAGTATGCAATTGCCGAAAGTAAGCCACGAAGTCCAGTAGAACTTGGATGGTGTCGCTCATTACTTCCTGTTCGTTCTCTTCGCCCGGAAGAACCCTGTCCATTGCCAACAGTCGGATGTTGTAGGTCAATGTCCTTTCATTTAGAACAACGCTCTCCTCGATAGCCCACAGAACTAAATAATCAAGCTCCTTTGGGTTTATCTCCCAAACGTCCCCCTGACCGTACTGCCTCACCTGAAGGTGCGCGTTCGCCTGAGTTTCGATTAGGGTTAGTATTTCGTTGAGCGTGTACATACTTCTTTAGCTTCTCTTGATTTCGTCTACTTGCGTTTGTACTCATATTTTTCCTCCAATGAAATAAACTTCGGTCTACGTCCGAGAAACATTCCTGTTGTATAGGTTCGTGTATCGGGCTGGATTGTATCAAGACCATCGTCAGGGTTAGCGTAAGCTGGGTAATCCGATTCGTTCTCTAAAAGGAAAGTAACCAGCCTCTCGGTGTACCATTCCGCTTTGTCCTTGTACCTCTTTGAGATGAAGTTGATTTCATCAAGTGAAGCGTTGGAGCTGTTCTCAGAACTCTGCTGGTGTAACCCTTTGTTTAGGAACTTGTAGCTTATCGCTGTCGGTGCTTCTGCCTGAACCCAATACAACAAAGACGGCTGAATGTAATCCTCCAAAAGTGTAAGATTAGCAGCCGTTAACGTGGAGTTCGTTATCTGTGTCTTGAGTTCGTTGTATAATGTAGTGCCAATCTTGTGCTGGATGTGAATGTCCTGACACATCAATACCACAGGTCGCAGATATTTGAAGTCGATATTCTCGTGAAGGAGCGTGTTGTCCTTGAGAAACGTCTCTGATATGAATAGTACGTTAGCCATTCTTCTTAATTCTCATAAGTTTCTGCTCCCAGTAGTGTCGGCAATGGTAAGACTTACCCCAAAAGCCACCGCCTCGCATCCATACGTTTCTATTTTGACTTACTCCGATGTCCTGAATCTCGGTTAACTCCCAAGTTCTATTCTCCTTTTCAACTAATTCTATCAGTTTCCTACAAAACTCTCGTGTGGTTGGAATGATAGCACCTCCAGCAACACCCGGTCTTTTTGCATACACGTAACGGATAACGAACTCTTCTTCGACTGGTGGTATTTCTTCAAGCAACCGCTCGCCTTCTTTCGTTACCTCAACAGTTCTTTGCGTAGAATCAAGCACCTCGTCTATTGCTATCTTGATAGCGTTCGCTTCGTTCAATCTTTGAAGCCCAGCCATTACCCGTTCAATGGATAACTGTAGCTGCTCGGCTATTGCAAGGAATGGAGTAGCTGGGTTCTCCTTTAGGATGTTCAGGATAGCCGTATCAAGTGGGTCTATCTCAGCAAACCAATACTTTCGGTTCAATTCCTCGTGAAGTCTCGCGGAGGTTTCAGATTCAAAGTTTAACGCCTTGCCATTTCCGACTGGTTCGTAATCCGTAGAACCGCAGTTCTTGAAGTACTCAATAAGAACATCGTCCTCATCCTTTGAAGTCTTTGCAGCTTTTAGTGGTTGCTCAAGTTTAGGAAGTCCGATTTTCTCGCGTATTTCCTCTTGCGTCATTACGCTAACAACCGTGTTCTCGCTGAACTGAATAGATATCGGCTCGGTGTCTTGAATAAACAGACGGTTCGAAAGTCCTTGCAATGCTGCCAACTCATTGAACACTCTTTCGATGAACTGCTGTCGGTTGTTCACGTAGGTGTTTTGGAATAACTCAAAGCTGTCTACCAATTGGTTTCTGCTCGTGAAGATTCCGTCCTCTTTGATACCAAATAGTGCTGGGTCAGTTACTTGATGTCCAGCGTATATTTCCCTTTGAACGGTCTTATTTAAGATGTCAAAACGCTTGTCGAAGTCGTTACCATTAAGCTGCTGGATTTCTACTCCTCTGTCTCGTGAATCAGCAAAGTTCAGAACGATTGAATTTGCGTTGTCCGTGCCCGTGAACTTGTCCTTTATCTGTCGCTCGATTTCCTCTTGTTCTTCAAGGGTCGGTTCTCCGTTGTAGAAAGACACAATCGTGCCTCCGACAAAGTTATTTTTGACAGCGTTCAGATGGAAGTTTGCTATTTCTACATCAAGCTCAATGTAACCCGTTGACCCTAAATAGGTCGGCAATGGGTAGTATTTGCAGTCAGGTGAGTAGCCTTTGACGTAAAGTAGCTGTTTGCCGCTCGGTTCTTTCCAATTGAAAGCGTCTATTTCCTCAACGACAGGGTTGTGTTTCTTCCAATCTTCGGAGTAGTAGTACTTCGTACCGTCCTCATTTGACCGATAACGTGCAAAGTCTGCATGATAAATAGCTGCTATCTTGTCGTTCAGTTGGTTGTAAACGATTTCTAACGCGAAGCCGTTATATAACTCGTAATCAAGTGCAACCTTCTCAAGGATGTCGTTAAGGCTCTCGTATTGGTTAGGCTCGTTGATGAACTGCTGAAGCCTTGCAAGCCCCATCGTGTCCAACCTTTCCGCATCTACTGACCAGCCCTGACCAACAACGTAGTCCTTTTTGGAGTTGATAATAGCGTGATGCTTGGCACTTCTACGATACAGATTAAGAAGGTACTCAGGGTAACGGTTCTTGTACTCGCCTTCGTCTCCGAACAGAATCCAATCCTTACCTCTCGCTTCTTTGAAGGTCGGTACTTTATGCGCTCCGAAGTTTAGAATTTTAAGAGCCATACACTACATAGTTTGAGTTGCCGCCTGAGTAGGTGGTTACTGGTGTTGTTGTTCCCGTTACTTTCACAATACCGCTTTCGAGTTCGGTCAATCCAGTCGGGTCTAAATTGGTAGCTGAAGAGTTAGCGTAAACGAAGTACCGCCATTGTCCCTCTGTTGGAAGTTCTACCTCCGCGTTCAGATTGTCCGGGCTTGTCTGTTCTGTAATAGTGAACTTGTTAAATCGCTCAGGGTAGCTACTTGAATCCGTAGCAATGCAGTACTCCACCGCCTCCGTGTTGTCGCTTTGGAACTTGAACAGGTAGTAAGCAGCCGTTCCCTTTTCAGTCAGGGTCAAAGCTATCTCGT